GCTCAGCCAGCAGGTGTTCGATTTTGGCTCACTTGAGGCATAGTAGTCTGAATGAGTGAAACCTGAGCCGTGGATGGATGATGCGATATGTGCTCAGGTCACGCCGGACGTGTTCTTTCCCGAACTTGGGCAAACGTCGATTCATGCGCAGCGTATTTGCAACGATTGCCCTGTGCGCGAGATTTGCCTCGACTATGCGTTACGGAATCAGATTTGGTTCGGCGTGTGGGGCGGGATGACACCGTTACAGCGAAGGCGTATTCGTCGTGATCGATAAGAAACTTCTCGCCGCACTCCGCGAACGTGATGGGGACGTGTGCGCCTGGACGGGACTCGAAACCGACACACTCGTGCCTCATCACCGCGCGAATCGTGGCGCGGGCGGATTCAAAGGCGCAGACAGGCTCTCAAACCTTATTCTCGTGGATAGCGTCGTGAATGGTCGCTTCGAGAATGACTTACAACGACGGGCCCAGCTTCTCGGATTCAAAATATCGCGTTATTCCGATCCGGAAGCGATATCGCTATTTCACAAAGTGCACGGGTGGGTTTTGCTGAAAGACGATGGAAGCATGGTGATTTTGAATGTCGAGTGACATCGCACGGGTAGCGGCGAAACAACTATTGAGAAAACTCGATATGCCCGCGTTCGACGTGGCGATTCAACTCGGCACCGGATGGGCTATCGATGGCATTCTGGAATCGTTTGGCAGCGTTTCCCAATTGAGCATCGCGGGCTTCGATCGTGCAAGCGTTGCGGGTCACGGGAAACACTTCCACGCGCTCGTAACAGACACGGGCACGGCGGTTCTCGTACTCGGCTCACGAGCACACCTGTATCAGGGTGCAACACCGGACGAGGTGGCCCACGGCGTGAGGACGGCGCATGAGGCGGGTTGTCGAACCGTTGTGCTGACGAACGCGGCGGGCGCAGTAAACCTGAATTATGACTTAGGCGACATAATCGGCATTACGGATCACCTGAACCTCACGGGAACATCACCAGCGCGAGAGTTTGTCGATATGTCTGACGCGTACGAGTACCCGGGCTTCTATGTGCCAGGAATCGTTACAGGCGTGTATGCGCAGTTTCGCGGGCCACAATTCGAGACTCCCGCCGAGGTGCGAATGGCACGAACACTCGGCGCGGATTTGGTCGGAATGTCTACCGCGCTCGAAACGATTGCCGCGCGTGAATGTGGCATGAAAGTTATCGGGCTGTCGCTGGTCACGAATTACGCCGCAGGGCTGACGGAGGAACCGATTAGGCATTCTGACGTGCTCGGGGTAGGTTCGAGCATTAGAGAGCGAATTACGGGCGTTTTACAACAGGTTTTCGACGCACTATGACATATAGTGTGAGTAACAACTAAAAAGCGAAACCCGGCGAGCGGACTCACATACGCTCAAACCGGGCTTCTAATCCGATTGAAAAGGAATCGAACTATGGATAACTCTACCGAAAATTGCGACCGCAAGCCTCTAATTGCCTTGTGGTATTTGCACAAAACGACGAACCTCGTCGGAACGTGCGAACCTGAAGAGCGCGACGGGATGATTCGTCTACAGGCGCACTACCTCGGGTTATGCCGGAAGTACGGTGTGACGAATCAGCAGGTCGCTGACTCTCTAGAGATCACGCCACAACACGCTGCCGAACTCATGGCCTGTGCCGAGGTGATTCGCTGATGGCATGGTTCAAGGTAGATGACGGCTTCTATACGAGTATGAAGTTTCTTTCAATCGATAGAAAGCATCAAGCACAAGCAGCGGGTGCATGGTTGCTTTGTGGCACCTGGTCCGCGGACAAAATGACCGACGGATTCGTTCCTTATTCGGTTATGGACTTATGGGAGTTTGAACCTGAAGTTGTCGCTCAGCTTGTCGTGAGTGGCTTATGGGATGTCGATGACGATCGAGGCGGCATTCAGTTTCACGATTGGGCCGACTACCAGCCGACTCGTGAGCAACTTGAAATCAAGCGCGAAACACGTTCGGAAGTGAACCGAAAAAATGCGGAAAAACGCTGGGCAAATGCAAAAGATATGCAAACCGAATGCGAAACGGATGCAAATGATATGCAAAATAATGCCCCCGTACCCGTACCCGAACCTATTAAAGAAGTTGTTGTTGTTAAGCCAACACGCAAAACACGACTAGAACGAGGATGGAAACCATCACCGGCTGGATACGAATATGCACGGCAACACGCACCGGGTATGAATATTCCTATCGAGCTAGAAAAGTTTGAGGATTACAACCTTCAACAAAACCGAACCACGGCTGATTGGGATGCGGCTTGGAGAACGTGGGTGCGTAACGCGGTCAAGTTTGACCCGTCCATAGCTCTTCCACCTCCGCCGCCTAAGAAGCAATTCGGAATCGAGCCTGAGGATGTTTGATACCGAGAAGGCCCTCGTAGGTGCGTGTCTTGGGAAACCGAGCGTTATCGATCTCGTGAATGTTTCGGGCGCAGACTTCGCTAACCCGCAACTAGGCGATGTGTTCGACACGATAAAGACGCTTACGGAATCCGGGCGGACCGCTGACTTCATCACAGTCTCAGCGGCACTTCCCCAGCATTCGCAACTCATTGCGAGCCTGAACGAATATGCGTACGGATCGTACGCTATCGAAGAGTATGCGGGCATTGTCACCGATGCCGCGTTACGTCGGAGACTGAAGAGTGCGGGTATGGGGCTGGCGAACCTTGAGGATTCGCTGACCACTTCGGAAGTTGTGGAACGGGCCCGCCAACTTGTCGATGACGCGGTGGGGCAGTCTGCGAGCAAAGTGCGTTTTATCCGCGACATTCTCCCGAGCCTTGAGAAGAAACTTGAGGCGCAAGAAATGTACATCCCGTCACCCTGGCATGGACTAAACGCGGCTATTGGTGGCTTTCGTCCCGGTGCCGTCTACGTTGTGGCCGCGCGTCCCGGCGTCGGTAAGACAGTCATAGCAGCGCAAATTGCCACGCAACTGTCGAAGCATGGCCTTGTGTCGTTCTCGTCGCTGGAGATGACGGAAACAGAACTTGTTTCGCGCATTGTGGCCGAACGTCTCGATATCAGCGTGGGGCACTTGAATGACGCGCGACTGTCGCCGGTTGAGAAGCAGGTACTCGCGGAACGTCGTGAAACCGTGGCAGGGTTACGGATCGCAGTCGATGACCGGTCGGGCGTGAACCCGTCAGACATTCGCCAATTCGTGCGCACCGTGTCACGTCAGGGCAAACTTGCCGGGGTTATCGTGGACTACCTCCAGCTACTTTCGAGCAAATCAAAGATGGAACGTCACAACCAAGTGGCGGAGTTTTCTCGCCAGCTGAAGATTCTTGCCAATGACTTCCGCGTTCCTGTGATCGCGTTGTCGCAACTGAACCGAAACGTAGAACGTACAGCGGACGCGGTGCCGCGTTTGTCTGACCTGCGAGAGTCTGGCGCGATTGAGCAAGACGCGGACGTGGTGATTCTGCTACGGCGTGAAGGGTTTTTCCCGCGCGAAGAACTGATTATGGACGTGGCTAAGAACCGTCACGGCGAAACAGGTGAGGTTCGTTTGCATTGGGATGGGCGCTACTCGCGGGCGGTGAGCCAATGATGTTTAACACAGCTCGTATTCTGGTTGGAGACAACCGCAAAACTCTGGCAACACTTGAGGCAGGTTCGGTGCAAACGTGCATCACTTCGCCTCCTTATTGGGGACTTCGTGACTATGGCGAAGATGACCAGATCGGACTTGAACAAACTCCCGATGATTACGTTGAGCAGTTGTGTCTGGTGTTTGACGCTGTTTGGCGTGTGTTGGCTGACGACGGCACATTGTGGTTGAACTTGGGCGACAGCTACGCTGGCGGTTCAGCGGCTAGTGGTGGAACACAGCGGCTCGGGCCTAATGGCACTTTGAATAATCAAAGGAATGATGTGCAACTGAAAAAGGTTGGACAGGGGTTGAAACCTAAAGATATTATTGGTATTCCGTGGCGCGTAGCGTTCGCACTACAGGCACGAGGCTGGTTTTTGCGCTCCGAGATTATTTGGCACAAGCCGAACCCTATGCCGGAAAGCGTGACGGATCGGCCAACAAAATCGCATGAACATATTTTCTTATTGTCAAAGTCTGCAAAGTATTTCTATGACCACGAGGCAATCAAAGAGGATGCGCTGACTGAACCAGCAGCGCGAAATAAGAATGCTGAGGGATACCAAGCGGACTACGCAAAGGGTGACAGGTTCTCGCCAGGTGAACGTGTATTTGGTGCAGATGGAAAGCGAAACAAGCGCGACGTTTGGACTGTGCCGACACAACCATTTGCCGGGGCACACTTTGCCGTATATCCACCGGCACTAATCGAGCCTTGCGTGCTTGCTGGTTCGCGTGAGGGCGATACAATTCTTGACCCGTTTAGCGGTTCGGGAACTACGGGAGTGGTTGCACTCCGCAACGGGCGAAACTATGTTGGCACCGAGCTAAACCCTCAATATGCGGAATTGAGCAAGAAGCGAATAAGCGACGATTGCGGAATGTTTGGGGAGGTTGAAATTGAGCACATATAACGAACTCATGCACATTGACGTGAAGAAGCTCGAAGCGGAACGGTTTACGTTGCAGCCGGATCAGGCGCGGGCCATGCTGACTAAAGCGGGAAAACTACGCAAACGTGCACCGAAAGGCGAGGCGAAGAAAACGCGGGCCGTTGCGCCTCAACCTGAACCTAAGGTGAAACGTCGCGCCACCGTACTACACTTAACCGAGGCGCAGAAACGTGCCTATCAAAACTATGTGGAAGGGAAAACACTATGAACCAGGAACTACTCGCGGACTACCTCGAACAGGTAGTGAACCCACGCATCATTCAACTGAAAAACATTGTCGATGTTGTGCAGCGTTACACACAACGCAACGAAATGTCGGCGGAGGTCGCCATGCATGAGATTGAAGTGATTCTGGAAATGAGGAACAAGTAATGGCCGAGATTGTCGTAACGGGATTCGTGCAGGATTGGAAGCGCGACAGCAACGAACCGAATCCCGATTGGGGTATGAAGTTTGCGGAGAATCACCAGAAGAAAGACGGCGACAAGTGGGTCACTATCGGGCGCACCTACTTCACGGTAAAGGCGGGCTGGGATGTGAAGATCGACTTCCGCAACTTCAAGCCTGGCGACCGCGTCAAGATTGTGGGCAAACAGGTTACGGAGACTCGAGAGAGTGGCGGGAAAACGTATTCGTCCCTCGTTATCAAGGCCGAAAGCGTGGAACTTGTGCAGTCTGGCAAGTCTGAGGCGTTTGCCCAGCGTACGTTCGCGGAAGAGCCGTTCTAATGGGACTGCTCGACGGTATGGAACCGATTCTGTTGCTACGCCCGTGTAAGGTGCGGCGCATTCTCGAATCGCTGGAGAAAGACGATCGCAAGCTTCTCGAAGCCGCCATTGCTGACCGCACGAAGTGGACGAGTTACGCGTTGTCTCGTGCATTGGCTGAACGTGGCATTGACGTGAAGGCCGACACGTTATCGGTTCACCGGCGTGGAGAGTGCTCGTGCTTGAAAACTTAGAGCCGCCGGAAGAATTACCTCGTGACGTTGTAGAGCTTCGTCGCGCGGTTGTTCGACTCCAGCGACAGTTGGCAAGCGCGAAAGACGTTTACCAGCACCTCGTCGAAGCCACGCATAGGGCAGCCTATGACGCAACGTTAGCGGCGGGCCCGATACTGCCGGGACAGGAACCGAAGCCGGATAGGCGCAAAGGCACCGAAGCCGCGTTGTGGGTGATGACGGATTGGCAGGGCGCAAAAGTCACGCCAAGTTACAACAGCCAAATTATGGTGAAACGCGTGATGCAATTCTGCGAGAAGGCAGTACGCATTACGGAGATTCAACGCGCGGATCATCCCGTGAAGCATTGCACCATTGCCTTCGGCGGGGACATGATTGAAGGCTTGTTCAACTTCGCTACTCAGGCGTTCGAGATTGATGCCACGCTTTTCGAGCAGTATGTGAACGTGTCGCGCCTCATTGTGGACGTGGTGCGTCATGCCCTCGCAAACTATGAAACAGTCACCGTCGTGCCTGAGTGGGGAAACCATGGGCGCATCGGATCTAAGCGTGACGCGGTACCGAAGAACGACAACGTAGACAGAATGTGTTACGAACTCGCGAGACAGCTTCTCGCAGGCGAAAAGCGTTTGACCTGGCAAGACTGCCCGGAAGATATCCAGCGCATTGAGATGGGCAACTATCGGGCGTTACTCATGCACGGTGACGAGGTGGGCAGGTCAGGGTTCGCCTCGCCTCAAGCATGGATAGCAGCGGGCAACAGGTGGCGCGGTGGCGCATACAAGTGGGCATTCCAAGACATCTATCTCGGGCACTACCATCGCAACGCCCAGGAACCCCTCGCGGACGGGCTGGGGGCTATCTATTGGACAGGATCAACAGAATCCGATAACCGCTATGCACGAGACAGTCTCGCCGCGTCGGGCGTCCCGTCACAGCGTTTGCACTTCATTGACACAGAAGCGGGCAGGGTGACTGCTGCCTATCAGGTGTGGCTCGACTAAGGAGGAGAAATGAAACACGCACCGCTACCACAACCGAAACCATACATTCGCACCTCGCGCGAAATCATGGAACAGGCGCAGGCCATGATGACGCCACAGGCCGAAGAACAACCAACACCGCCAGAGGATGACCCCGAATGACTGAAGAAGAAGCGATAGAGGCACTCAACAAACAACTAGCCGACGCATACGAAAAAGGGTACGAGGACTGTTACACAATGTACCTGCCCATCATCGCCGCCATTGTGTGCATGAACGGCAAAGAACTAATCGTGGACATGGACATTCTCAAGGGTGAACCAGCACACCCTCTCATGGAGTTTTATGTAGACGAACCAAAGCCCGGCAAACTCCGCATCACATACGGGAACCACTAATGAAGTTTCCCAAGCCATGTATAACGTGCGGCGTCCTCAGCCCCAACCAATACTGTCCGGAACATCAGGCGGCACTCAATCGGGCGCGAGAAAACAACCCAGCACGTCTCGAGAAAAAGAAAGAACTCTACAACGCTCGATACAAAAACATTTCAAAACGGATAAGGGAGGGGGCGGTCACCTGTCACCTGTGCGGGGAGGGATACCGGGCCACCGATCCATGGCAAGCCGACCACCTCATAGCGGGAGACTCAACATCACCACTCGCGGCAGCACACAGAAGCTGTAACGCGAAACGCGGAAACAAACCACTACAGGCAGGGGAGGGGTAGCACCCATCCACAGCACGGGGTACCCCCGACTAACCGCTGAACAACAGCGGTTTTTTCATGCCTCGATCACGGTAGGCCCGTCCTGGCATTTATGGGGGTGGGGTTTTTTCTGAAAGGCGATTTACGTTTCACCCCGAGACGACCTCTTTTTGCACCTCCGCAGTTCAAACCCCCCCAAGATGTTTTGGTTGCGCTAGGCTTTGACCACTAGATGTTGTGGTTGGAGGAACGATGCCGAACCCGCCGAAGCCTGTTGAATTGCAGATCGCGCAAGGGAACCCGAGCAAGAGGCCTATCCGTGTGCAGGGTGTTGCGCCGATTGAATACGGCTATGTCGAACCGCCGGAGGATTTGCGCGAGTCGGGCCTTGAGCTTTGGAACAAAATCTTCGGCGCGGGCGAACTCTGGATTTCGATTCGCACGGATACGCAACTTGTCGCGCAGGTGTGCCGCCAGCTCGACCGC